GTCTCCAGAGCAGAGAAATCAGTGCGGTTGATGTTCAGTTCCATGAGAGTTGTGTGAACTGCAGTCATTATAAGCATAAAGGCGGCAAAGGATTTGTGTCCTTGTGCCGCCTTTTTTAGTGTCACACATAAAGGTAAGTCTGCCCTATAGTATGGTATTAATAGTCGAATTCGTACTCCTTGACAGTTGAATAGACCCTCTCATCACCCTCAAGATCCAAAAGATCTTTCCAGTCTATATTCTCCACATCTAGATCATCATAACACTCGATGTCCAGCGTAACTTGAACTAGGCGCTTCTGTGCAATTGGCATAAGAATCTCGTGCGTTGTTGTGTTATTGTATCATGCATAGTGGCGATACGCAAGATCCTGATAATCTTGCCCATCTCGTGCATAATCCTCGTCGAGATCTGTTGTACCATACTCGTAGTATGAGTCCTCGTCGAGATTATAATCGTTGGCGTATGTATAGTCGAGATCGTAGTCGTCGTACATAAAACTCGTCGAGATTGTGTAACTGCGTCATCATAGCATAAAACTCGACTAGATGCAAGGGGGGATGCAGGTCTCGTCGAGATTCTCATAAGAATATATATCTCTTATATTAAGAAATGTCATATAATGCTAACATTTGGGGGTGTGCCAGTTTTTTGAGTGTCCTGGGGCTTGACAAACTGCGCGTCTTATGGTATGCGGGGTAAGCTCACAAGACTCAAAGGCATTTATAAGCATTTATAAGCATTAAAGAGCATTTATAAGCATTAAAGAGCATTTATAAGACTCAAAGGCATTTATAAGCATTTATAAGACTCAAAGGCATTTATAATCATAAACATTACCATTATACAGTACCAAAAGAAAACCTCAAAAATATATCAAATTATACCAAAAAATGCCCAAAAAGAATACACTACAATATGTTAATAATCTATATACAATACTATAAGAGTACAATACAATACACATGTCACAGGGTATAATCTATCTTATCATTAACAAAGAGACAGGACACAAATATATCGACCACACAACTCTTCCAATGAACAAAGAGTGGCAAAAACACATTGAACTTGCAAAAAGAATGTCCTCTTCACTATTACATAAGGCATTTAGACAATTTGGTCTTCATAAATTTACCATTAAAGAAATCGATGAATGTCACGAAAGATTATTAGAAGAAAGAAAGCAATACTGGATTCAATACTATAAACCAGAATATAATGATGAAAAGTATGTTCAAAACAAAGAAAAAGTTATCATAGAAAACCCGAAAGAAGATAAACCAAAGAACATAACATACTATACAATTAAACCAGAACACAGAGCAACTGGTAAATATGCAAGTATTCGTATACAAGGAATTAACATTGAAACTGGTGAAATAAGAGAATGGGATAACAGTAGAGATGCGGCAGAAGAGATTACTGGAAATAGAAACTATAATGCCAACATATTAAAAAGCGCCAAAAAAGGAACACTTTGTTATGGTTATCGTTGGAAGTTATTAGAAGGAAAAACATTAAAGAAACCAGTCAGAGCAATACACTGTATTACATGGGTTGAAACATACTATGAAAGTATAAGTGATGCAATTAGAGATATGGGCGGTGGATCAAAAGGATCTGGCATTAAAAAAGCCCTTAAAAGTAAGGGCCGTTATACATGGAAAGGTCACATGTGGTTTTACATCTAATCATTTGAACGATTGTTTTCTTTCTTTTTTGGATCGAATATCCTTATAAAGAATGATCTTTTGATTCTCACCAGTTGGTTTCACAAACTTTTGTTTTAATTGTTCAGAACTGTCCCACTTCATCGAAGAAGAAGAATGTTCTGGAAGTCCAGATGTTTTACCAATAACTTCCCAATTATCGGCAAGATAAACGGCACCGCTATTTCCACCAGCAACGAATGTAATCAATACCTTGAGATCATCCCCGTACTTTTTCTTCCAGGCAATGGGTGCAAGAGTCCGAAGTTGTTTAAGAATCTGAGTACCAGCATTTGGAATAGAACGAATCATACAGAATCTCCAATTATTTGCAATCGAATTGAAGATCCGACGATACTCTTCCTTGGACAGATTCATGCGAACAAGAATATCCTTGGGTGGAGGATATACGGAAGATCCAAGACCAATCATTCCAACTGGATAAGAGGGAACATCAAGAGTTTCATAAATTAACCAATCAATTCTTCTTCCAACGGATGCATTAGAAGGAACATAAGAATGATAGTTCTCAATAATGTTCTTGACAATATCCTTTTGTTCCTTTGTATCTACCTGTTCTAAAAACATTTGTGAATATGAAACATAAGACTATGATAACTGGAGGAGTATTTTTTACCAGAACCCTTCATTTGAAGATGAAAGAGTTTTTGTTCATTTGAGATGAAGTGAAGAGTGGTTTCATTCAGAATCCATTCTCCGTCCTTGATTAAGAATCTGAGAGAATCAATCGAATGAACACTGATTACATTCGTTTTCTTTTGATGCCAGATGAGATAATCAACTGGAGTATCATTCATTCCCGCCTCTATTATAACATGAAAGATACCAGTTTTCATATCATTGAACCACTGATATGCCAGATCATTCAGTTCAAAATCAATATCAGAATAAGTCAATCGATGTCGTCTGTTCTTTCCCTCACTCACATCAATACCAGGAACACCAAAGAATCGCATGAACCATCCTTTAAGTTTTCCATCAATATTAAAATATTCACACCACCGTTGTGATGATGTCAGATGACACTGAGTATGATTTTTTGAGACGGACTTTACACTATAAGAAACTTGTGAGTCCAGATTTATAATATCCACCTTGGTTTTATTTCCACCATCGACAACATGAGTTCCCGAATGATTTTCATTCAACCATTCACAGATCTTATTTTCATTTAGATGACCAGTTTTCTTTGCCAGTGCTCCAGAGGCAATTCTTAGTGTGCTACTCATGGACCTAAGGCCAAACTTCTTTGTGACGATTAACCTCGTGTCCACACTTATTACAATGAAGTTTGTCCCGTGTACCGAACTCATCATAGTGACCCTCATTGCAGTGTTCACACGATTTATTCATAAGATCCACAAGAGTATAAAGAGTGAGTTGATGATATTCACTGGTCATAATTTAGATTTCCTCATCGGAATGATTACTCTCATATTATAGGTCATTTTTGAACTGGTGTGAAAGAGGTCGTATGACGGTTCGGAAAGTGTCCTTATTGACCAGATGCACCAATCATATAACGAACTCTGCCCGTAGGATCCAAACCCCTGACTCTTTTACCAAATGTTTTTTGATACATTTTTGCTCTCTTTTCTCTACCTAACTTTGGATCTTCACCCTTTCTCATTGATGCTGGTCCACCAACTACAATATCACCCTGCTTTGCACCCGCCTTTTCTAATTCTTTTGGTAGATCTTTCTGTGCCTTCATGAAGTTTCTTCCGACCTTCATCGAATACTTATCCAGTTCACCCTTTGTACCATAATTGCTTCTTCTGGGAATAAAATCTACCATATGAACTGGATTTCTTTCTTGTCCACCAGTTGTAACCACACGACGACGAAACTCCTTCATTTTCCGTGCGATTTCATTTGTAGAAGGTACTCTATTTGATGTACGACTGACAGAACCCAATGGTTTTGGAACTGGTGCTGGTCTTTTTGTTCCACTGGACAGTGCCGCCGCCTTTCTTCCAGATGCAATGGTATTAATTTCAGTATCTACCTGAGTATTATGTTTCGGATGATCGAATTTATCGGGATACTTATTCTTTGGATAGGTTGTATGATACTTACCTCTATCATCATAATCAAAACGATTCTTTGCACCACCACCCTTGAATCCTGCCTTTTTTGCGGCGGCACGGGCGGTTGTGATATTACGATTTCTTGGATTTGCTCCACTTATAATGGTATTCTCCTTATCCCAGTCAAGTTGTCCCTTGTATCGCGTTCTTGCGGACGGACTATAGAATCTTGATTGTGGATTAATCTTTGCGGCAAGTTCTTGTTTTGCCGCTAAATTATATACATCTTCACCTCGTTCGGCACGAGTCATTGTTGCTCTTGGTGTTGCGGTTCTTGCTCTTCTTGCGGCAGAGGTAACTCTGCTTCCACCATCGGCAGTTCTTGCAACTTTAGCACCTTTTGATGCTGCTCTTACGCCACGAGCAGCAAGTCTTGCGATTGAAAGAGCACTTTCATCCAAAAACTCTTGAAATGTTTTCATGGTGTTCCTTTCTTCGGATTTTCTACTCCAAGTCTTGCTCTTGCAGATCTACGATTTAAACGATATCTTTTTGTCAATTCTCTTCCCAATTCCACTTTAAATCTTGTGCAATATTTTGCATTTTAATCTAGTTATTTAAATTTAAATCTATATTATTTATTTCTTCTTAGATTGTAATGAACTTATGAGAGCACCAGCACCAGTTAATGCTGCAGCAGCAAGTGCTGCTTTTCCAGATCCTTTTAATTTAATTTTTGGTGCTTTAGAAATTGCAGATGGTTTTACCGTAGGAGGTTTTGGTAAAGATGGTGCCTTGGTTTTTGGAGTTGACTTTAATGCATTCATTGCTCTAGTTTGTGAAGGTCTAGATGGTTTCGCTGGTGCAATTTGCCTTGGTTTACCCCTTTCTTTATCCAATTTAATTCGACTGTCTCTAGGTAAATGCATTCTACTAGCATCTAATTTAACTAGATCATCTCTATTTGCCCATTTTGGATCAAGATTTCCAGAAAGTGGTGTAATGCGCCGAGCACCTTTTGCTGCTTGTCTTGGCGATGGATTGCGACCAACATTTGCATATTGTCTTCCTATTGCTCCAGGTTCACCAAATCCTGCAACCTTAGAATACAGTTTTGATCTTGTATTACGATTACTGGTATCATTGCTAATTGGGAAGTTTGTTAAAACTGAATTATTTGGAATACGTGGAGCAACTTGATTCTTCCACATGTCAGCAACATTTCTTGTAACAGATCTTGCTTCACCAGGATTATGACGCCTCTTTCCAGAATTATTATACCACTCTACATCATAAACAGGTTTGTTACCTGGAGCGATTTGATCCTTTCGACGCACTCTCATTTCAATGTCATTTTTAGTATCATGCACTCTCATACTATAACCTGAGTCAACATCTATGTCATATTTACCAGTTTTATCAGGTCTTGCATCAAAGTCAGGATTGTTAGCACCTCGACTGACTTCATTTCTTCTTCTACTACCCTGCATTGAAACTCTAAATGCCTGGTCTGATGTTCTAGAAGGACCTCTTCTAAATTCTCCACGCTGCCTATAATACGAAGAAGTCGCCTTACCATAAGGAGTCTTTCCTGATGGTAAGGGTTCATCGGGTTCATAGTATCTTTCGGATATTTCTAAAAACTCCTTAAAAGTCCTCATGAGTTATGATTTAACCTTTACGGGTATTTATAATCTCCCACCATTATTATAACTTGAATTGATAAAATCAGTTAATTCTTTTTCACTAATTCCTTCCAATATTTTATCAAATTCATCTTGCTCTGTTTTTACATACTTGGCAAATGGATTTGCATAGTTTTTATTAAAGTTCTTGAGACCAGGATTTACTGGGGTCAACTTAACATATAACTCACTTGGTTTATATCCAAAATAAGATTGTAACCATGGACACAACCAAACATTTTCAAACAGAACCATATCAAGATATGTTGTTCCAGTATCATTAGTTGATTGAAATGTAAGAACAGTATCTGATTCTTCAAAATCTTCTACACTTACAGATACTTCCATCTGATCACCATAAACTGGTTTTCTCTTCATATCAATTTCAAAGTATTCATCCATGACACGCTCAGTACCATTGCAGAGTGGTTCTGCAACAGTGTTCATATGTTCATGATCAAATGCCCAGATACCAGAATCAAGTTTATAGGCAACGAATTTAATAGAATTCATTTTTATAATTTAGTTAGTTTGGTGGAAGATCACGATTAAGCATATAAGTGAGTTTATTTAAATCTTTGTCTATTATTTTTTGTTGATAAGTTTTGGTTTTTCTTTCTTTTGCCTCATTTTCATACTGTTTAAGAATACCAGAATCTTCAACAAACTGATGATAGGTCTTCATGTTTTTATGAGTATTTAGAACACTGGTACAATCTCAATGTTGATATGACCCTGATTCATAACATGCTTCTCCCACATACAGGCGTCCTCAATCTTATAGAAAGTTGCCACCTGTTTTGTTACTTTGTTCTTTTTGTTTCTGTAGTAGATAACCTGGTACTTCATGATGATCGTTCCAATGTCGAATTACGCCAGCAATAATGAAACAATTGGTGATAAGATATGTTATAAAAATGAAGGTGCGAATCAGGGCGATTTGATCGGATTCATTGTCACACTTGGATGCCTTCTCTCCCAGTGCCTTTGCCCAGAATCTCCAAAAAGTTCTTTTATTCTTCATGAACCGACTTTCTCTTTTTTACATATTTAAGTTCTTTCCATTGATCATGATAACAAAGAACCAAAAGACGATTGTTGGCATGAATTGGAGATGCTCTATAATTTTCTGGGTTTTTTGGATTGACTCGTGACTCAATTGTAATGTACTGTTCACACTTGAAATATACCCATCCTTTGATATGAGATTTCCAAATTACATAATCATTGACTTGTGGAACATACTTCATGCCTTTTCATCTGGAACTGCTCTCAGATAATTTGGATTATAACCAATTGAAAGATAATATTGAAGTTTTTGATCACACTGTTCTTTTGTGAGATTGGATGAGGATTCATCAATGAGTTCCCATCCGCTCGTAAACATTTCTTCGATTCGATAAAGTTGCGTCATGTGGTAAATGCCTCCAGAACACCAGAATCGTATTCATCAACCAGTGCAAACTTCTGGGCATTTACGACTCGTTCCATGATACGGTCAGTATAGGTGTGATCAAATTGATCATCATTCTTAAGAATCTCAAACGCTTCGGTATCACTTTCGGCAATGAGATTAATCATTCCACCATATTCGGAAACAGGAAATGGAACCCAGTAATCAACAATGTAAAGATACTTCATTTGTTTTTGTAATTTACTCCTCAATTTTAGATTGATATTCCGTATTTGTCAAGCAGTGAATTTGCCTCTGAATTTCAAATTTGACTGGTAGCAAGTGTGAAGAAAAGAAACCAACATACTGAGAATCACTCAGAAGTTTATAAACATTTTCAACCTGCCGAAGTGCCAGAATCAACTTGGTCATTTTATTCATGTCTTATACAAATTCGGCAATGTAATAATCAACCGTCACTTCCAGTTCTGCCGCCTTTTGTTCATAATAGGAAGTGGTATAAGATCGTGCCTCTTGCCAGCAAAGATAAGAATCAATCTCTTCTTCGGCATGTTTCATGAAATCATCAAATGCGCTGAGAAATTGTTGAATGTCAGAATCGTTCATTTGGAAAGATGGCAACGGGAATGAGAATTTGAAATTTCGGCACATTTGGTATCATATGCCCCGAACAGTTCCTGATCGCGTTTGATCAGAATCACATTATACATCAGAATGCCGATAACGGCAAGGAAAATGTAGGATGTTTTCATTGATTCTCGGCAATCGAAAGTTGAGCAACACGCTTTTCACCAGGAAGTCCCTGCAGAAGATCATACATTCGCTGAAACTGAACTCCCATCTGCATATAATATGCTGCAAGATGTTTGTTTTCTGCATCATACAGAGAG